GCTTTTTCATCCCCCTCTAACTTTTTTCTCCACTTTTCTCTTTCTTGTTGTTTCCTAAGAGCTTCCATAGCTTTTTTTCGACGTTCTATTTCTGCAGGAGAAGGTCCACTACTTCCACCACCTCCACGGATACGAGGACTTTGGTCCGTACTTTGATATGTAGATTCCCCAGGATTACCATAACCTTTAAAAAGTTTAAGGGGTCCTGTTCGATAAAGTTTTTTTCCTATTAGTTTCATAATTAAATCCTACAATTTTAGAGCATCCTTTACGCTCATAGTAAAGTAAATATTATCGTTTTGTGCTAAAATTACCTTTCCACCATATGCTATGAAATAACTTAAAACTGCATTTGCATTAAGATTATGAATATTTACTACTGCTGTAAGGCATGGTAAATCATAGGCTTTTGCAATTTCAGCCATTTGTATCATATAGTTAAACATATTCTTAGAGCCTCTAAACTCTTCTTTAATATAAATATTTTCTACATAGAGGCATTCTTCTTTTAGGCTATATTCATAAAAGCCCATTTCATCTTCTACAACTGTATTACCTTTACTTTCTTTAATATATTCTGAGTATAAAGACATATTCACTCCTTGTCCTAATATTATTAAGTAGTTTTAAATACTCTACTTTGTTTAACTTTCCAATCTGTACCTTTAGCACCAGCTACAAATAACAATTGAGATAAATTAACACCTCGTCCCAATTGACCTGCTCCTTGGAGAGTCTCTATTTTTATTTTCATAGCTTCACATTTTTGTTTTTTAAAGTTTACTCTCATTTGATATTGCATTACATCCTTGCCACCGTAGGCTATTGCAGTGGTATAGTCTCCAGTTGTACCTCCTGGGTCTCCATAATATCCTTCAGTTAGACCAGTAGAGGTTAAATCTACTCCAGGAAATCCATATTCATAACTTTCAGTATAAGATGTAACATCTATAAGTGAACTTTCTACGTAAGTATCATCATAATCATAGGCTACACTAACTTTTATTCTATGAGGAGAAAAATATTGTCCTAAAATTAACATTCTATAAACTCGTATAGAATTTTGTGCAGCTATAGGATTCATCCATCCTGTTTCCAATACTAAATTTATAGCTGTTCCTGCGTCATCATATTTAGAATAATTTTGTTTATATAATCTAGTAGAAGCTCCTTGACTGTTTATATAATAATATAAATTATTAATAACTGCAGCCCCTAACCCTCTATGGTTAGAAAAAGTAGTCCATAATCCTCTAAAATAATTATAAACTAAACAAACTCCATCAGAGGTTAAAAACCGTACTTCATCACTTTTAGCTACCATATCCGCTTTTGTAATAGTTAAATGATTAAAATCATCTACTGGTGCGCCTATATATTCTAACCCTAATGATCTAGAAAGTAAATAAATACCTTTAGCGGATTTAAAAAATAAACCTTGCGGAGTTAAAACAACACTGTTAGTAACACTACACCCTACATCTGAAGATATAAGTTGAGGCTCAATAAATGAATCTTGTTGCCCTAGGTTATTCGGACCATCTCCTGCTAAATAAAAAATTGCATTTTCTTTAAATATAATTAGTTTATCATCCATTCCTTTTAAGGCTACAATGTCACCCCCTACCTGCGATACTAGAATGAACAATGAATCATTAAACTCTACTCCTACTTTTTCTTGTAAAAGTTTTGAGTATCTTATTTCTAATTTGTTTTCTAACCCTGCTAAGAATAAACGGTTTTTAAAACTAGCAACAATAGAAGATGATGGAGGAGTTAAGTTTTCTAAAACTCCTCCTGTTGTATAAAGGATTTCGTTTCCACTAATATCAGCATCACTCGCTAAATCTACAACTTGTATAAAATCTATAGTTTCTTGATTATTAAATGGAGCAAATGTTTGTTTAATACAAGTTCCCCCAGTTCCACAATGGGTATTATTTGCTAAAGTTTTGTAAAAAATTGTACCACCTGCTGCTGTTCTATATAATTCTACGTAAACTTTAGTTTTTTGACTAAGATTAAGACATGGGATTTTAATAGTGTTAACATTATTAGAAGTATTAGTTATTTCACCTTGTAAAGATAACCCTGACCTATGAATGTTTCCTTGAGCATCGGTCCAACTGTAAATAGCGTAGTACAAATGAACTCCATTATCAACATATCCTCCAGACCCAGCAGCAGTTATAATTAAAGACTCTGGACTATAATTAAAATTTTCTTCAACTAAAACATTTCCATCATAAGCTCTTAATTGTCCTCCTGCAAAATGTAAATTTTCTCCAATAGACTCACTTTGTCCTACAACTTCGTTACTAAAATTAATAACGCTAGAATTTACTCCATACAAAGCAAAATATGAAGTGATTCCAGTTGTACCACTTACAATCTTTCCTTGAATGTTTGAGGCAAATAAAAATTTTTCACTTGTGATTTGTGGAACTGAAGGTAAACTAGCAACTCTATAAACTGCATCAGCGTTAGTTCCACTGTAGTTGTAAAACATAGTAGAGTCATTAGCTCTATGTCTTACTGAATTTAATAAAGGACCCCCACTTCCTTGAGCTATTTTAGCTTGAACTGACCCATCAGCTTTCATAACATAATAAGTATCATTAAGTTCAGTTTCTCTTACTACATTTATGTAAGTGTTGATATCCTGTTCATAAGCTTTAGAGGCTAAACCTACTCCATGTGCAATATTTGAAGCTGCACCTAATGTAGTATTACTTATAGTATAACTACGTTTTCTAATGTAATACTGATTCCAAGTATAACGGTCTGTAACTACTGTACTTACTGCAGAAGCACTCGTAGAGATATTGTAAATAAAAGGATCTTGATAAATTTGATAAAAGAAAGTGTAAGTATCGCTATCACTACTAATAGTTGTTACATTTATAGCTCCAGTAGCACCGCTTATAGTAGACGTATTTTCTATAGTAACAGGTTCATAGACCTTTAATCCGAACGCACTAACTACTCCCATTTTTATAATATAAGAACCGTCTATCATGGTTATTATACACCTGTTATTAGGGTCTGTATAAAGCTCCAGTCCATATTCAGGAGAAATAGCAGAAGTCCAAGGTTGAACCTCTCCACCTAAAACTCCTACATCGGATATTGTTTTTAAAATTAATTCATTAGCTGTAGCTTTATGATATCCTATAAGTAAATTTTCTGGCATAGATACTATATCATAATAACCATTTCCATTAGCACTTACTTCTACATTACCAACTGAAGCAGAAGCATTAAAAGCATTAATAGCTGTTGTACTGGTAGAAGAAAAAGCTTGTCCTTTTTCTATATAACCTAAAACATCAAATTGTTTCCAATACAAAGTATAAGCTGAAGTTCCAGAATTAAATTCAACATAGGTTAAATACAATCTATTCTGAAAGGTAGTCATTTTTAATCTAGAAAGAGTGTTAGTTGAACTAGTGTCTGGAACAGGTTGGTCATACAAAACATAAGCATTAGTATTTTCATCTAAAATAGAAAGTTTAAATTGATTAGTATCTAACCAACCAAATATTTGAAAACCTGGAATATACTCACACAAAACATTAGTTTGTTCAAGACCATTTTGAACTATAGGTTTAGATTCAGGAACGACAGAATCATAACTCCCTTCACTTTTCCAAACATCTGCTGATGCGCTATAAGAATAAATTTGATCTTTTGAAATCCAAAGAGGTTGTTCTTTAAATTTAGCTATACCAATTGCATTTTGAATTGAAGTTCTTCCTATACTATCCGTACTTACAAGATCATACCCTGGTCTTTTATTAAATTCTGCTTCTTTATCAAATACTATATTTTCTAAATTAGAAAAAGAACCAAAAGGCATTTGTTTAGGGTCTACCTTAGTGTTAACACCTTGATTTAAAGATAAAGGAACATTTTGTTTTTGTAAAGGCATAATAACTCCTAGATTCTAGCCCAATTAGCACTATCTCCTATGTAAATTAAGGATATAGATTCATAGGCAGATACCATCGTTACCCCTCCTGCTGCAATACCATCTATAGTTTGAGTACCTGAGAGTGTAGAAGTAGACCCATAAGCAAAAATAGTTATAGGATTTGTAACAGCATTTCCGTAAATATCTTTAAAAGTAAATATTCTACCTTTTTTAGCAGTTCCCCACCCAGAAATATCAGGTAAGGTTATAACTGCTGCTCCAGTAGAATAGTTAGTAAAATAAACTTGATACCCATCACTATCATCTAATGCTGGAGTAGAAGTAGAGTTAAAAGGGTTAACTGATATTAACGATTGATTAGCAGCAAAAGATTTAGCAGCAACAGCAGAAGCTGGTACGTTTACAACTCCACCACTTGTAAGAGGTACTTGATTTCCTGCTCCATCATTAAAATACAATTCACCATTAGCTCCTCCACTAAATAAAATAGAAGGCTTAGAGGCTGCAGGAAAATCTGTAGCTGGAGTAGCTGTTTCATCAAAGCCTATATAGTCAGCATTAAGGAGAGCATAAGAGTTATTATAGTTTACGTCTGCATCTATAGTAAAAGAAGAAACTCCTAGAGTCTTTCCTTTTCCAGAAGTATGATCATGAGTATCTATTAAAGTAAGAGCAGCGTTTAAATCACTAGCCCATGTAGGTCCTAACCTCTGTCCTGGAGTAGGAAGGACTAAAGCCATGTTTGTTGTTGTACTTGTTTCAGCCATGTTATATCCTTAAAAAACCCATAGGTTTACTGTTACTGACCCCGAGGCTCTTAGTTTTATAAATAATTTTCTATTATCATAATCTCCAACATCTTCATAAACAGTTTGAGCTGCAGATTTTCTAATTACCAAGTAGCCTCTTGGTTTACGTCCTAGTTTGTGTTCTATATCAGTAAAACTTCCTGATACTAAATCAATATCCTCTAATATAACTCCATTAATTATAGCTGAATCCAGTATAGGATTTATCACAGACTCTACATGATCTTGAGCATTGTTAAATACTCTAGACATTGGAAAATCAGGAGGTATTGTAAGTTTTTTAAACTTTTTCAACTTGTACTCCTAGAATACCAAAACTTATTATTAGAAGCATAAATATCTGTAACTGATAAAGGATTATCTGCATCCCTATTAGCAGCCGCATAAGTAATTCGTTGTTTTAAATCTTGTTTTTGAGATAAAAGAACAGTAACATCACTTTCTTCTTTTTGTAACATTCTTATGGCTGCAAATGTTATTACATATTCTGCATATCCGTTTATATCGTCCCAAATTGTACTTGTGTCTGTACTAGACGCAAATTGAGCAGCTTGAGGAATATACCAAATTTTAACTGCTGTAGCTGTGTCAGGTGTAGGAGTAAACACAAGATTACCTCCAACCATTCTATATCTTATATTAGTTAAACCAAGAAGGCTCCAAGAACCCCAACTTTGGTATAAATTTCTTTCGTTAAAATTAAATGGAGAAATTGTAAACCAATCACTGCCGTTTATTTTAGCATCTATTCCTCTAAGTTTATAAAAATCTGTTATGTTTATATTTTCAGTAGAAGTAGAATCATTAATAGGATAAGTATCTTTATCCGCTGCTGTATTAAATTCTTTAGACGAGACGTAATAGTCTTGTCCATACTCTTGAACTAGTATGTCATGTAATTCTGAAATACCTGCATTTATATAATCTACTAACTCCGAATCTTGAACGAAGTTATTATTTTCCATGTCTGCTCTTTGCCTTGATCGGGACACAAGAGTAGCTATAGTTACACTAGCCATAATAACCCCCTAAAAAAGAGGGGCATAAACCCCTCTAGTATTTATCTTCTTCTTTTTCTTCCATGTGAGAAACACACTTTTTTATAAACCCTTTTAAAGCCTTAGCAAACTTCTCTTTATCATCACCTTTAAAGGCATCAAAGATAGCGTCTACTTCAGCTTTGTAGTGTTCATAGGCAGAATCGTGTCCGCCTTTTTCCATAAACTTTTCATTTGAGTCTTTACCATCTTCATAATGTCCAGGTTTTTTAAACTTTTCCATTATAGAGACCATCATAGACCCTTTATCTTTTTTAGGACCCATCATAATCATTGCTAGACTCCTTAAACGCCAACACCAGGCTGTCCTGAGTTTTTAACAACTATGTGAAATCTTACAGCATCACCACTTTTTATTTCTGCTGATTGTCCGTTTTCCTGCAAAGCCATGAAATGAACAAGACCTGATTGTATTTTATGATTAGACGATACAGATCCTGAAGTAGAGTCAGTATCTAGTTGAAAACCAACACCACCATTTGCACCATGATGAGTATCATCTTCTAAAATACAACTGAACATTAACAATTTACTGTATTTATCTGTAACTCCACCTACTGAGCCTAAAGTAATAGTGTATTTTCCTGCTGAAGTTCTAGCAACAGATTTAACACCAACACTTAAAGATTTATTGAGAGTGGGCGCACCTGTGCCTCCTACATCAAAGTAACCATAAATGTGCTTAACTTCTTTATCTGCAGCTTGTACTCTATTAAAACTTCTGTTTGCCATTTTATTTCTCCTTTAATCTGAGTGTCATACAACACGCAGCTTGACAAAAAAAGAGAAGCCCCGAAAGGCTTCCCATTATTTAAAAATTATAGTGCAACTCTTACGTTGTACCCAGGACCTCTACATCCTAATTGAGCATAGTAACCAACTCTAACTTCAACAGAATCAGCAGCAGAATCCCTTAAGAATTTAAGACCATCTGAATCAAGAATCTTAGGAGCTTTACCAAGAGAGTAAAGTTTCCAAACATCCATTTGAAGCATGAAAGCTACATTGTTAGGACAGTTTTGATCAGGTATAACCTTAATAGGACCTCTAGGACCGTGAATTAAGATACCTCTAAAACCAATTGTAGGGTTTACTTTTTCATCAACATAAGAAACTTTAGAACCTAAAGCTTTTTCTAGATCAGCAAAGTTTGCATAGTTAATAAAACAAACATCAGGTTTTCCACCTTCTCTAGCTACTCTAGCAGCAGCACCAATTAAGGCTTCTTCAAGAGGAAGTGATGAACCGTCGAAACGGATACCAGCTAGACGAGTAGAATCAGCACTTCTATCAACTGAGAAAAAAGAATCCCCAGAAGTAGGAGCTGTAGAAGGGACCCAAGCCTTAAGACCTTTAACCTTAAGATCATAATCTCCTTCAGGAACAATAAAATCTGAAGCAGCAATACTAGTAATAGTGTTAAGGTTCTTATCAACAACCATAGAACCAGCATCTCTATTTACAGAGTTAATAGTCAAAGGACCGTTAGCTCTAATAGCTCCACCAGTAGCAGCAGTATAAAAGTCAATTTGCATACCAACTTCAAAGTTAGTAACGTCTTGAGCTTCTAAAAGAGTTAGAGTAGTACCTGCAACAGTAGTATCAATCTGACCAATAGACCCACCACCATCTCCAAAAAGAGATACAGCAAGAGACCGAGTAGCAGATTCAATAGCACCATCAATTTCGAAAGTAGCAGCTTCCATAAATGCGTTTGCATTCCCTTTTGAAGCTTCTATAGTTTCATTCTGGATTGATGCAAGAGAATAATCAGATACTCTAGTAAGCAAAAATGCTTTTAACTGAGAGTTAGTTTTATTCGCCTGAGCATCAGAAAAGGTAGCTGAACGACCTTGAGGTATTCCGTATTTAATAGGAAGCTTTAGGTTTTCGCCACCAAAAGATTCATATTTAGAAACCATAGCTAAGAATGGATTATCCTTATAAACCATGTTTTCAATTCTTTCATTTGTATAATGCTGCTTAAGAGCCGCAGCAAAAGTTGTCATATTTAAAGCCATTTTAAAACTCCTTAAGTTTAAGCTTAATTATTATTAATCCCATTGTAGCATTCTGGCTGCACGTGCCTTGCTCTCATCATTTGATAACACTCTTTGCGCATCTTCGTGGACCACTTGCGCAGCGTGGTTATTGGACAAAGTAACTTGAGATTCAAAATCTTCTAACTCTCTTGGGTTAATATTTAACCTTGAACTTAATTTTTTTAACTTCATTAATTTATTTGCTTCTTCTTCTAGATACCCTTCTACTGCATCAGCAGCTTCTTTTATATCCAAAACTCTTCCTGTTTCATTATAATGTTCTTCTATAACATCATAAACTAACTCATTTGAATTACTAGCTTGGATTAGTTCATAGGTCTCATCACTTTGATTTATAAAATCACCTATTTCACCTAAAAAATTATCTTGGACTTGGTTATAATAATCTTCTTGCTCTTTTTCTTCTTTCTCGTTTAACCTAGTTTCTAATTCCTCAAATTTTTTCTTATAATCGCCTTCAATATCCTCTCTCATAGATTTTAACTGCATTTCTGGAGTTAATTTTCCATCATTTAAGGCTAATTCGGTTAATTTGTCATACCCTAGACCTATATCTTCTAACGCTCTTAGTGGGTCTTTTCTTAGTAAAGTTTGCCAATCTACTTCAGGCTCTTTGTTTTTACTTTCATAATCTTCTAACTTTTTTTGCATTTCTTCAAATTTAGAATCATAATCAAGCTCTTTATCTCTCAAAGCTTTTTCTTTTCTGCTTAAAGCTGCAAACTTTGAAGCAAATTGGTCTTGATTAGAGCTTTCTTGAGGTTCACCATACTCGTCTGCTACATAACCTTGATCTTCGTACTCTACACTGGAGTCTAACTGTTCTCCTTCTGGTGCTGCATCTGCGTTTTGTACTACATCATTTAAATGCGCATGATTATCTGACATGTAATCTCCTTACTTAGTGGGCATAGCCCGATCTAATGATCTACTATTGTATTCTTATTATTATTCTACAATCTCTTCTGATTGTTCTTCTATTATTTCTTCTGGTGGAGGGGCAGCAGCCATTTGTTCTTCAATCATCTGATCTTCTCCTGCCATTTTCATTTCTTCTTCAGCAGCCCCTGCAGCTCCCATTTGAGCTAGTTTTGCTGCCATTTGTTCAGGTGTTTCCTCAACTGCCTTAGCTTTCATCAATAAAGCTTGGCAATCTTCCATGTATTGACGCAATAATTCAAGACGTTCTTCTGGAGCATTTCTTAAACGGTACATTAAGTATGCCTGTTGTACCTTTCTTACAGCATTTTCAAGGTTTTGATACGGCTCAGGTGGGAAATACCTACCCTCATCTATCATTGTTTCTATAATTTTTTCTAAATTTTTATTATCAGAGGTTAATAAGTCTGTAGTAGACTCTAAATCAGGAAAATCTAATAAACTTATAGCTTGTTCTTTGCTAATTAAATTTGCAGTTAACATATCTTGGACATCTGCTAATCTAGCTGCTGGAGTACTGGATAGGGCAGATGTGGGAAAAATTTGCATCATATACTTGTCTGCATCCATATTAACATCTTTCCACTTTATAGTTTCTACAAACTTTCCATCACTTGCTTTAACTCCAAAATCTTCATTTTTTTCATAAATATCCTTACCAAAATCTATCATAATCTCAGCAGCATCTAAAAAAGCTTTTTCATACCTTTTACCTACAAACATAAATCGTTCAGTTTCTAAATCATTAAAAGTTCTTAAAGCTTTACCAGAATCTAATCCAGCAGGTTTAACAGATTGAGCTGAAAGTTGAGAAACACCAGCAATTTCGTATGCTCTAGAGTATAATCTATCTACATGAGAAAATAATTCTGGAGGAATGCCCCCAAGACTAGCATATGAAGGGGGAGTTCCTGCATACTTAATAACTCCGCCAATTTTATTGTTTAAATGAGAAGATACTACTTTAGAACTAGCTTCTATTAGTAATTTTGGAACAGATACTAAGTGCATTGAAACTTGTATTGTTCTAAGAGTTTTATTTATCTCAAGTTGTAGACCTTGTAATTGTTCAGCCAAGCCTTGACCGAAAAAGCCAACAGGTCTAGGATTCCATCTAAAAAATACAAATGGAAAGTACTCTTTACTATAATCTTCTTCAAATAAAGTAGCATTGGATACGCAAATAGAGTGTTTGCCATCTTTTGCTTTAGGTCCAGACGGTAAATGCCAGGATTCTACGACTTTTACCATTTCTTTTAGGTCACTACCATAGCTATATTGCCCTGAATTTTGCATATTACTAGCTACTTCTATTTCTTTTATAAACTTAGGAAACATTTGTTGTAGTACGTCTTTATGAACGTATTTTTCTTGGTGTAATTGTCTAGGTTTTGAGTAATAGCACTCAACATCGTCTACTTTTATCTCTTCAATAAAAACTCTTTCTACTTTAATTTGTCCTCTTTCTACATAAATTTTCAAACAACCTGTTCCAAAAATACAAGCATCTGTAAAAGCTAAAGGAGCTTTTTCATAAAAATCAGAATATGAAAAAATACCTTCTATAAATTTAGTGAGTTTTTTCGCTTTGGTTTGTAGACTGAAATCACCCCCTGAAGTCAAAAAAGTAGCTTTAGGTTTATTTTTAGTTATTTTAGAAACTACAGTATC